GGTTTTTAAGGAGCTATAAATGGCCAATCCAAATATTGTCAACGTCACCGCCATTTATGGCACGACAACCTTTCTTGCACCAGCTAACACTACAGCCAACGTGCTGTTGTCAAACGCTGCGTCTTCTGGTCTGGTCTACAAGATCAATCAGATCGTGTGCGCAAATGTTACAGCTACTGCGGCTAATACAACTGTTTCAATTGACAACGCCGCCGCTGGCGCTGGTACAGATTTTCCAGTTGTGTCAGCAGTGTCTGTCCCCGGTAACGCGTCACTGATTGCTGTAGATAAAACAACGGCTATCTACTTGATGGAAAACCAATCCATCGTTGTGACCAGCGGTACAAGCTCTGCCATCTCGTACACGATTAGCTACGAATCCATTGCTTCTTAATCGGGGGTAACCCATGTCCATGCGCTACAAAGGTGGCTTCATAACTGCCACCGCACCAACGACAAGCACGGCGCAATCCCAGCCGGGCATTTGGACGTTACAGCAACAGATGCAAGCGCAAGGGAACGCGGCTTGGCCTTCCCCTGTATCCTATGTTGTTGCGTCCACATCAGGCGCTACAGAGACAACCAGCGGCAACTACAAAATTGCTGTCTTTAATGGCTCTGGTTCTTTTATAGTAAGTTCTGTTGGTTCTGGTAGCGCGGAATCTAATTCAGTTGAGTATTTAGTTGTTGCTGGTGGCGGGGCGGGCGGTTCAGGATATGGCGCAGGTGGGGGTGCGGGCGGATTTAGTAACGTATCAGGACAAGCTGTCACTGCACAAACTTACGCAATTACTGTTGGTGCTGGTGGTGCGCCAGCGGGAAATGGAAAAGGGTTTAATGGAAGCACTTCATCTTTTGGCGCAATAAAAAGCACCACAGGTGGTGGCGGTGGTGGAGCGCAGTCAGGAAGTGATGGCCAAAATGGAGGTTCTGGAGGAGGCGCTAGTTACAACTCTGGCGCGTTTGGAACTGGAATTAGCGGCCAAGGAAATAGGGGTGGTACTTATCAATATGACCCCAAAAGTGGTTCATATTCAACTGGTGGAGGTGGAGGCGCAGGAGCAGTAGGTGATGGTGGAGGTTCTTATCGTGGTGGTGCTGGCGGTGATGGTTCTGCGTCAAGTATTACAGGATCATCAATTTTGTATGCGGGTGGCGGCGGTGGCGATGGTCAAACTGGCGCATCCCTAACTCAATCCACTAAGGGCGGTGCGGCTGGTGGCGGCGCGGCAAATACTGCACCAGCTTCAGATGGCTTCCCCGGCACAGCAAACACCGGTGGCGGTGGCGGTGGTAATAGATCATATTACAATAGTGGCGCTGGTGGTTCTGGTGTTGTAATCATTAGATGGAGATTCCAATAATGGCACACTTTGCAGAATTGGATTTAAATAACATCGTGTTGCGAGTCATTGTTGTTGACAATGAGGTGTTAATAGATAATGGACAAGAGTCAGAAGTAAAAGGGATTACTTTTTGTGAGAATTTGTTAGGTGGGCGTTGGGTTCAAACAAGTTACAACGGCAACATCAGAAAAAATTATGCTGGAATAGGCTACACCTACGATACGCAACGAGATGCGTTTATTGCTCCTCAACCAGAAGGGGAAGGTTGGCTACTTGATGAAGAAACTTGTATTTGGAAAAATGCTGCACTTGAAGCTGAACAAGCCGCAAGAGAAGTCGCACAACAGCAAATTAATACAGGAATAACTCGTGTCTAACCCAGTAACAGACTTAAAACTTGTTGACAATGTATTTGTCAAGATGCATCAATTTTTAAATGTTGGTGATACGCACCAAGGTCATGCTCATATGTTTGATCACATTACTTTGTTGGCGGTTGGTTCAGTCACAATGAAGCATGACAATGGTGAGCAAGACTTTACTGCGCCTCACCTAATCGTTACGCCCAAGGGCGTGGTTCATCAATTTATTGCCAAAGAGCCAAACACAGTTTTTTGTTGTATCCACGCAATTCGGGACGGTGATAGTGTTGATAATGTTGCATCGCCTAATATTTCTCAAGAACAGGCTTGGGAGCTATTGACGCAATATTCTTTAACAGAAAGACAAACATGAGCGATAAATATCCCGGCGGGATTATTACCAAGAACGCCATAACACCCACGCCAACATCAGCACCGGGTATCTGGACGCTTGAGCAACAGATGCAAGCCCAAAAAGCGGGCATTTGGCCATACGGCGGGCCGTTTAACTACATTGAAGATGTGTTCAGCACTTGGCTTTATACAGGCAATGACTCTACACAGACCATCACCAACGGGATTGACTTGTCTACAAAGGGTGGATTGGTTTGGATAAAAGCTAGAGGACTTAATGAAGGAACATATCCTCAAGACCACTCACTGATCGATACTGTTCGTGGGCCAACAGTTGCTTTAGCAAGCAATCTGACTTCTGGTAATTTAAGCCAAGAATACGCTTTAGGTACAGGTGGAACTTTTAATTCCAACGGTTTTACTATAGCGTCAACAAATCCACAGGTAAATGCTAGTACGGTGGCGAATGGTTACGCCTCATGGACATTCCGAGAGCAACCAAAGTTTTTTGATGTTGTAACTTGGACAGGGACAGGAGCAAACAGAACTATTGCTCACAATCTTGGCTCTGTTCCGGGGTGCATTATTGTAAAGCGAACAGATACAACTGGCGCATGGCAGGTTTATCATCGTTCATTGGCAAACACAGAATATCTTGTTCTTAATAGTACGGCTGGTAAAGCAACTGGTGCAACTCGTTGGAACTCTACAACTGCTACATCTTCAGTTTTTAGTCTTGGTACTGATGCGACTGTTAATGCCTCTGGTGGTACTTATGTGGCATACATATTTGCTCACAATGCAGGTGGATTTGGCCTAACGGGTACAGACAATGTAGTTACCTGTGGAACTTATGTAGGTACAGGTTCGCCATTTACTGTCACTTTAGGATACGAGCCACAATGGGTAATGATTAAAACAACTAGTGGTAGCTTAGAAGGATGGTCTATGCTTGATAATATGCGAGGTATGCCTATTACTGGCACTACGCCATATTTATTTGCTAATTCATCTAACGAAGAAAACTTAACATCAAACTATAACGCTAGATCTACTGCTACTGGGTTTGTTGTTGATGCCAGCACCTCAAATGAGGGAGCCGACTATATCTACGTTGCCATCCGTAGGGGGCCAATGAAAGTGCCTACAAGTGGAACTAGTGTGTTGGGTTTAAACGCTAGAACTGGCACTGGTGCAAATGAAACTGTTACTGGGTCGGCTGGTGTGACTGACTTGGCAATTATCAAAAACCGAGGCTCTACTACAAACTGGCTTTGGGCATCGCGGCTGATGGGACCTCGTTATGTATCATCCAACGCCACAACAGCAGAAACTGCGGCAGGGACAGCAATACTTCAAGCTAACCCTTGGGATGTAATGGATGGTGTCAACGTTGGCACAACATCAAATATTACTAATGCGTCAGGAAACACGTTTATTAACTACCTGTTTGAACGAGCGCCATCTGTGCTTGATGTTTGTTGCTACACAGGTACTGGTTCAAATACAACACAAGCGCATAATCTTGGTGTAGTGCCTGAATTAATTATTGTTAAACGTAAAGATTCAACAGGAGCATGGGACAGTTATTCTTCTGCCCTTGCAAATACAGAGTATATTGTTTTAAATACAACTGCGGCTAAAGCAACTGGCGCAACTAGATGGAACAGCACAAGCCCAACATCTTCTGTTTTTTCTCTTGGAACATCTACAACAGTTAACGCTAATAATGGTACTTACGTTGCCTATTTATTTGCCACTTGTGCAGGAGTCAGTAAAGTTGGCGGGTACACAGGCACAGGCGCTACACTTCAAATTAATTGTGGCTTTACAGGTGGTGCGCGTTTTGTTTTGATTAAGCGTACTGACGCTACTGCTAATTGGCACGTCTGGGACACGGCCCGTGGAATGGTTTCTGGAACTGATTTAAAAATCTCACCCAACCTAACCACAGCAGAATCAAATTCTGATTGGGTTTTTACAGATACTACGGGATTTCAAATCGTAACGTCTGACGCAGCAGTAAACGCATCTGGCGGCACATATATCTTCTTGGCTATCGCATAAGGAAAAATCATGCAAATACGAATCAGACAAACAGGCGTAGTAATGTATGGTGAGGAATTTAACCGCACCATTTGTAGCCTTCCGATTACCCCAGAGCTACTAGATGAGTATGGCGCTGACCCGGTGTTTGAAGGCCCACAAGCATCTGGCGGCACAGTCTACCAATACTCAATGCGCGATGGCGTGGAGCAAATTGACGGCAAGTGGTACACAAAATATGTCCTTGGCCCAGTGTTCACAGACACCGCAGCCACAGAAGACCAGCCTGCCAAAACAGCCGCTGAGAATGAGACTGCTTACCATGCTCTCAAAGATGCAGAACAAGCCGCTAACGTACGCAGACAACGTACAGAAAAGCTCAAAGACTGCGATTGGGTGGTGACTAAAGCCATAGACCAAAATGCTCAAGACAATCTTGGCATTCAAATTCCTGTGGTCTGGGTCACATACCGC